AAACATTGATTTTTATGCCTGTGAAATTGATAAAGATTATTTCGATGCACAGGAAAAGCGATTTGCTGAATATATGCAACAGCCTCGGATTAAGTTTCCTGAAGTAGTTGATATTAAACAACAAACTTTATTTTAACCATCCTGCACATTTTTGCGGAAAATGTAGTATATTTGTAATTGGATTCAAACATGGTAGTTTGTCCACCTTAAAACCAGAACATGAAAAACAAGTTTCATTTAATTTTCTCGCAGCTAAATGCACCCCTTCACATGAACGGTTCTGGTTTCATTGTGATTGTAGCCAGTTGGTGTATTTAGTTTGCGGGATATTTATATAGGTATGACTCAATTAGAGCTTTTCGAACAAGAGGAAAATAAACCTAATGAAATAGATTTATTACCTTATTTTCACAGAACTACAGGAGGTGGAAATATAAATGATTTCCTGCAAACTTATCGTAATTATCAAAATACAATAGTTTCAAAAATGGAAGTTATTGAATGTGGTAAAAGGAAGGTAGGATTTAAAATATTACCACTTTGTAAGATTGAAATAACTCGATATAGGTTATGTGATTTTAACAGTACTAATGACATCCCAACAGTTAAAAGTTTATTGTTCACGTTTAACAGAGAAACAAAAGAGTACGAACATAAAACTATTTACAACTTTCGAATTAATCAAATGCTTCATAATATTTATGACTTTTTAAGCGAAAGGAGCAATAATGATTAGCTTCCAATATTACGAAAACAAAATTAATAACAGCATCCCGAAAGGGTTTGTTACTATTGACCAATTTATAAAAGCAAACCTTAATCCAAAGCCTAATATCATTGAACTGTTTAATAAAATACAGCAATGTGATGAGGCCGGAGATAAAGAAGGAAAGGCAAGATTAAAAGAAGGGTTATATTCATTTACCCCTTGTGTCAATGTTTCTTATACCAGGAGTTACAAAAATATATTGAACTGGACTGGATTGTTGGTTCTTGATTTCGATAAGATAAATAATGCACAAGATTTCAAACAATTCCTTATTGATGAATACGATTTCATACATGCGTGTTGGATTTCACCTTCAAAAAAAGGGGTAAAGGCTTTTGTTCAGATTCCTATTTGTTCGAATGTTGACGAATTCAAATCGTACTATTTCGGGATAGCTGAAGAGATGGAACAATACAACGGATTTGATCCTTCAGGACAGAATTGTGTTTTGCCTTTGTTTCAGTCTATGGATCGTGAAATTTACTATAATCCGTTTTCTTTTAAATGGATGCACAAAGGATTTAAAAAAAGTAATTTCGTTACTACTTCACCGATTGAAGTAAAATACACCGGAGAAAAACAAGAGTCGGTAATAATTAAAATCATAAACACCGGAATAAATAAAATAGTTGATAACGGGCACCCTCAGTTAAGATCTTTATGTATGGCCGCCGGAGGATATGTTGGTAATGGTTATATTGATTTTCAGACTGCATTAAATCAGATATTTTATTGTATAGATACGAATGGATATTTAAAGAAAGGGATTGCAGGATATAAAAAGACTGCAAAGCAATTCCTTGAACTTGGTACAACTAAACCGCTCAGCTTATGAAAAAATATTCACGTAAAGAGTTTCTTAAGCCAGAGAACAGGTATATCCGTGTTGGTATTGACTATTTCAAAGTTATTGAAAAAGAAGATAGATACGGAATTATTAGGACTGAATTAAAGAAATGGTCGAAGGATGAAATTAAACTCGATCATGGAAATGATATGTTGAAGGTGATTTCTAAATTTGATGACTTTGTTTTGATTCCTAACAATAAGGAGTTTTCGCAGACAAATGGCGAATTTTACAATCTTTATGCACCTTTTCAACATAGGCCGGAACCTGGTGAATGGAAATGGACTAAAATTTTACTTGAGCATATTTTTGGGGAGCAGTACGAAATAGGGATAAAATATATGCAAGTACTTTATCTTTTTCCTAAACAGGCATTACCTGTATTGGTATTAGTTTCAAAGGAAAGGCAGACAGGGAAAAGTACTTTTATTGATTGGTTGCTTATGATTTTCGGAGCCAATATGTCCCTGATATTCCCAACGGATTTATCGAGGTCGTTTAATGGTTCTTATTCTCGTTCAAATATTATTGCAATAGAGGAAACAGTAGTAGATCAATCTCATGTTGTTGAAAAGATAAAAGCACTAAGCACTCAGAAAACAATTAACGCGAACCTAAAAAATGTTAACGATTTCCAGCTTCCATTTTTTGGGAAAATTATACTTGCATCGAATAATGAACGCAAATTTATGAAGGTTGACACCGAAGAGATACGTTTTTTTATTCGAAAAATTAACACTCCTTCAATAACTAATCACAATATTTTGAATGATATGATTTCAGAAATACCGGCTTTTCTTAATTTTTTAGATACTTTGCCGGAACCTGACTTCAGAAAATCGAGAATGGTTTTTACTCCTGATGAATTAATGAATGACAGCCTAAAATCTGTAAAGAACGAATCTCATACCTGGCTTTATAAGGAATTAGTCGGAATACTGGAAGATCAATTCAATAATTACTTTATCGGTGAAGTTATGAAATGTACACCGAAAGAGATTAAGGATTGTTTTTTTAGCCATAATAGCAATGTATCAAGTTCGTTTATTCGGGATGTGTTGGTTGATGAATTCAAATTTCAGAAGGCTGGAAAAAATGAATCGTACAAATCACTGAATAATGATGTTTACAAGACCGGACAACCGTTTTACATCCCGAAAAGTGAAATTATCGTTATAAAGTCCGATTTACAAAATGACGAAAAAACACTACTTTTTGACGAAAAAACGATAAAAAACAACGAAAAAAGCGCATTTTTACGAAATGATGAAAATTGCGTTATAAAGTCCAATATGCTTGAATATCAGGAACTTGACCAAATCGAATTGCCAGAGCCTACATTCTGATTTCAAAATAAAATTAATACAAACCCAATGTTTTTAATAACTTTTTAATACATTTTTAATATGATTCACTTGCCTAACTACTTGTTTATTAATATATTAAATATATATATTAATTTATTAAAAAGTTTAACAGGGTTTGGAGTAAATATTTGTGGTAAACTCTCGTCTAAACTTTTTAATATTTTAATAAACTTCATGCCGCCTTAGATACTGTAAGGATTTACTGTATTAAAAACCATATTAACAATTTAATAAGTATTAAAACATGACCCCACAAGACCGCACCACCCTAAAACAACTTTACTCGATGAAATGGCAGGATAACTGCCGTAAGCATCCGAACACCGAAACCCGCTTAATTGCGACACCAAAACCATACGACATTAAAAAGACCTCACACCTCGAAAAAGCGATAGTCGATTGGATTACTCTATCAGGATACAAGGCAGAGCGCGTACACGTACAAGGCCGGCAGCTTACACCGGAAAAGGTAACGTATAATGTGATAACCGGAAAGCGTCAAACAATCGACAAGGCTAAATTTATACCAGGCACCGGAACGAACGGTTCAGCGGATATATCCTGTACTTGCCGCGATAAGTCAGGGGCGGTTATGTCGCTGAGGATTGAAGTTAAGAATCAATACACAAACGACCGGATACGACCTAACCAGGTAAAGTACAAACAGGAGCATGAAGCGGCTGGAGGTACTTACTGGATTGTAAGGTCAATTACTGATTTTGTTGAACTTTGGAATGAGAACGTCAAACGAATAACAAACTATTGATATGGAAGCGAAAGGTTTAATGGTAGGTAACTACCTAAAGAAAGACGGTATAACCGTAAAGATTGACGCAAGATCAATTTTCGATATGTTCAACGAGAATCCGAAATATGAACCTATACCACTAACTGAAGAATGGTTGCTTAAATCAGGATTCAATAACCTGAATTATGGGTATGAATTAGCAATAGAATTAGATAGATTGCTGCAATTAGTTGTATCAAATGGTGATTACTACCCGCAATTAATTCAACTGCCAGAAATGAGTGGTTTAGATTCGCAGGTTGTAAGTCTTAATTCGATTAATTATATCCACGAATTACAGAATCTTTGGTACGTTTTAACCGGAAAGGAACTCACGATATGAAAACAGTAAACCTTGATGAAATATTCAGAAGCCACAATAAAATAGGATTCTGGCAAAAAGAAACAGTTGATAATGTACTATCTGCCATGCGCGAAGCCTGTAACCAATCGATTGAATTGGCGGCTGATGGGAATGATAACATCTTCGATAATAATGGGAAAATATATTGTAGCAAACAATCAATCCTAAACACCAAATCTCAAATAATATGAAATACATCCTAATCCTATTCCTTCTCACATCCTGTGCCACCTACAAGCCACCTCACGCCGGCAAGTGCGGAATGAACTACGAACTTCGCAACGATACGTGTTGGCAGGTTCAACCGAAAGCAAGTAAAATATATTAGCCATGGACGAACACATACTTAAATTCATTTGCTACCTCACAGGCCATGATGAGGAGACAATAAAACAGATGTACAACGATTTTATTAAATTTAACCCTAAATAAAAATCACTATGGAAGTAAAAGGCAATTTCATCAAACTAATCGAAACGAAAACCGGAGTAGGTAAAAACGGAAACTGGGAGGCGCAAACCTTCATGATCGAAGTACCAGGCCAATATCCGAAACGTCCGGTATTTGAACTATTCAACAACGCGGACGCAATAGCCGGACTTAAAGAAGGTGAACCGGTAACTGTATCGTTTGACCTGGATAGTTCGGAATGGAACGGAAAGTATTTCGCTAAAGTGAAAGCTTATAAGGTAGTTCGTGAACAGGCCACCAAATCACAACCCGCCCCATCCGTTCAGCAACAGTACCAAGCTGAATCAGGTCAGGGAGGCGGACCGGCACTACCAGTTGATGATAATTTGCCATTTTAATTAAAATAAATTAACCGTTTTAATTAAATTATCACTATCTTTGCAGATATAATCAACCTTTAATTTTATGGATACAAAGATTTGTTTTAAATGTGGAGTTGACAAACCACTTTCAGATTATTACCTACATAAACAAATGGGTGACGGGCATTTAAATAAGTGCAAGGAATGTACAAAAAATGATGTTAATATACGTTATCAGGGATTAGCAGACAATAAAGCATTTATTGAGAAAGAGAGATTGAGGGGAAAGGCTAAGTATGCGAAGTATAAATACAAAAATAAAACTAAGCATGTTGAAAACAGAAGCACTGCTAAACATTTGAGATGTGTTGGAATTGATCTAAAAGGCAAAGAAATACATCACTGGAATTACAACCTTAAAAACGATGTGTTTATTGTTTCTCCACGAGCGCATAAACTAATTCACAAGTACATTACATTTGACGAAGAAACTAAAAAATTAAGATATGCAGGAGAGTTATTATCTACAAAAGGAGAGCACTTCAAAGTTATTCGACACATATTTGAAAGTCATAAAGTAAACTACGAAATTGATTCTTACCCTGAAAATAATATCTGACCATGTACATCGTAGGATTCAAACACAACGGAAACGGTATTGATTGGTTACGTGAGCCAATCAGTATCGTATCTAATAAGCATATAAAAGACGCTGAGAAAGAAGCAGGCGCGGAATGTGATGCTATTATTAGACAACGCGGAATACTTCACTACATGGGCGGAAAAGTGCCTTATTTGACAAACGCAGAGATTAGGATAAGATTTATACGAAAGAAATGATACCAGTCCATTTATTAATCGAAATCGTTTGCCGCCAATCCAACACTACACCGCACGATTTACTATACAAGAGCCGGAAGCCAGAACACTACATACCACGTTTTGCATGCTTTGTGTTACTTATGAATCATTGCCGGAAATCGAAGCATCAAATAGGGGAGTTATTTTCTATTGAATATCAATATGTAAACAAGGCTTTACAGTCCATAAAAAAGAAGCAGCGAAACCCGTTTCCTGATCGTTACCAGATGCAGTTGATTGAATTGATCGAAGAGTGTAATAGAATTATTTTAACCGAATAATACCAAATCAGTGAAATTGTGGTAAATTTGCAGGGTATTAACTTAGAATTAACTTTGAATGGCACGAATTGGAGGCACACCAGAAAACCTTATCCCACCTAAGAAGGGAGAACCAAGCCGAAACCCTAACGGACGCCCTCCTGATGTTGACCTAAAGTCCTTATTATCAAAGTATGACGGTGATTTAGACGGAGTTGTTGAGGCACTTGTCAACCAAGCAAAGAAGGGAAATATAAAAGCTATTCAGGAATTATTTGATCGTAAATTCGGGAAAGTACCTCAAAATATTGGTTTATCCGGACAATTAAAAACTATTGTTGAACCTGTTAAATTAACAGATGAACAATTTAAAGAGGCACTTGAAGCAATAAAGCCAAAGTAATGGATTTATCAAAACCCCTAAAAATAGCATTAGCACAAAATGACTTTTGGGGGTTTTGTGTTTTTATGGATAATGAGTTTTTTTATAAACGGCCATTCTTTTGGGATATATCTCAAACATTTCAGAATGTAGTAAACGAATACCGAAAAGGAAACGCTATCACTGTTTCAGTATCAATGCCACCACGCGCCGGAAAGAGTTATATTACTTCGTTATTCGCAGCTTACTGGCTGGCACAATTCCCTGAGTTATCAGTAATGCGTAACTCTTGCACTTCGACACTTTACCAGAAATTCAGTTACGATACAAGGGCAATAATCCGTTCAGAGAAATTCAGGCAAGTATTTCCTGATGTTGAACTTAGCAGCGACAAACAAAACCTCGACGGCTGGAATCTATCAACATCAAAACAGGTAGGATATTTCGGAGCTGGTGTTGGTGGTACTATTATCGGATTCGGTGCGAACCTGGCAATCACCGATGACCTTTACAAATCTATGCAGGATGCTTTAAGTTCAACAACAAACGCATTCGTAAAGCTATGGAAGGAATCAGCACATGATAGCCGGAAGGAAAAGAACTGCCCTGAGATATTTATAGGCACTCGCTGGACTTTGGATGATGTGATTGGTGATGTTGCAGCCAAATGTGATTCAGTAATAACTATTCCGGCTTTGGTTAACGATCAATCATTTTGTGAAGATGTAAAGAGCACAGCCGAATATCATTCAATCCGTGATAATATAAGTAAATCGGTATGGATGGCAGAATACATGCAGAATCCGTTATCTATTGAAGGGCTGTTATTGCCGATTGATACTTTGCAGTTCGGGGAGTTTTCGGATAAGGCAATGTTTAGTTTCGCAATCGGTGATCCAGCCGATACCGGAGGCGATAAGTATTCAATGCCATTTATAGACGTTTACCAGGTAGGGGCAAAGATTGCGTTTTATGTTCGTGATGTGATTCATTCCACTTATGGGATTGAAGCCAATACAAATAGGATCGTAGATAGAGCAAAGCAAAACCAAACGGAACAGATATTCATAGAATCAAACGGGGTAGGACTGGCAGCGGTTTTGCTACTTAAAAAGATAATTAGCGAATCAGTTAAAATCACTCCATTCCCTTCGACGGTAAATAAAGAAGTACGGATACTTTCGCATTATGAATTTGTTCAGGCTTCGTTTGTGTTCAGTCGTAAGCAATACGAAACGAATCAGGAATATAAACTATTCATTTCAGACCTGACAGGATACACCAAGATAGGCGACAATAAGAACAAAAAGGACGCTATTGATGTGATGTGCGGGGCTGCTTCGCTGATGAAAATAAAGTATGGTAAAATTATTTACGGGTAGGTGGATAATTTAGAGAAAGTTTTACTATCTTTGTAATCTTATAACTCATAAATATAGTTCACTTCGGGTAATCTAAGTATAAAAACCCATTGAGTTACATTAAATCCGTGCAGGGATTAAAACAAAATTAATGCTTGGCCTGAAGGACTGCACTCCGGACGGCCAGGCATTTTAAATTTAAGGTTATGATACAAAGAGATTTAAGGCCAGATGCAATGATACTATGTTCAACAAATGAAATAATGAGGTATCATGAACTATTTGATAAATGCAAAGATATTATTGATGCATTTGACGAAGCACCAAAACACATGCTTTTAACACGAAAATTGAATGAATCTTTTATCGATATTAAAATAGCATTACTAAAAGTTTAAGTATATGAATACATGCACTGACCACGATAAGATTATTGCGGATATTTTTATCAGAAAACCCAAAATAATCCCACAACGCACATACACCCGAAACGGAACCATATTTAAAACAGTTGACGGAGTCCGTAGAAAGTTTGGTAAAATCATGGTAGTTCAATTTAAAGCAAGCCAGGATGTTGATGAAGAAACAATAAAAAGAGAAATAGTATTTGCGGCAAACGAACAACTAAAGAAACTAAACATTTGTTCCGAAATAGCATACATTCAACAACCTGCCGAAGTTGGAATATATGGCCGTGATTTTATCGAAAATATGTTTACAGTTCAAATTAAATTCGAGAGAGTGAAACCTAAATAAACAAAGATATGGAACCATGCAAACCAATTAAATTTAGTGAACTTGAACCATGTAAAAAAGGATTCGAGCCAATAACGGCTGAAGCCTATGAAAAGTGCGTAAATGAACGACGCGAAGTTTGATTGAAAAATACTGAATAATAAATAATGCTTGTTAAACCTTTAAAAAATGAGTAAAGTAATAACATTCAGTAGGAATTTCCAAAAATCACATTCAAGTGCCGGAGAACCGACATATTTTGTGGAGAAAATATATAAATGCTTATATGTTATGAAATGTGTTCCACCTGAACTTATAAGCACATTTAATTACGGTATAATGAATGATGGATTTATTGCGCCTAAAAGCCACACAATCCGATCAGGACACCGATTTAAAGTAGGTGATAAATTTTCACCTCGTGTTTGGAGCGGTAAACCGTATTGTAGTAAGCAGATTATAATTGCACCAGATATTGAAGTAAAAAAGGTTTGGGATTTTAAACTTAAACCTTCCTTGTGGTGGGATGAATGTGAATTTTACATCAAGGATAAATGGTGTGATTCAAAAATATTGGTTGAAGTTGCTAAAAATGACGGATTAGAGATAACGGATTTTTTAAGATGGTTCTTAGGCAATAATTCAGCCGACACTAAAAGAAAACCATTTGACGGGCAAATAATTTGTTGGAACGATGAAATTGAATATTAGTAAAAATGCTTGTACACTATATTATTAAAATATGATTTACAGACCTACCGAAGTTTTATTGTTGCTGTGCTGCTGCGCATTTGTTATAGGCTATGTTAGCAACTGTATTATACTTCAATACTGAAAAGATGATTGTTTATGCAGACAAAGAAGAAACAATTAGAACCGGCACACTAAAATTAGAAGATAACGGGAAAGGATGCTATTCATATATATACCATCCGGACGATATTAAACCGATTAAAATAATTGGAGGTAATTGTAGTATTAAAGCAAAATAAAAATGAAACGATATGAAAGAGCAATGGATTAGCGTAAAATATAAACTACCTGAATATGATCCAAACAATGACAAACCAGTTATAGTATCAGGTATTGATGAAGGAGGAAGGTATGTATATTATGCACACGTTCATGAGTACGGCAAAGAAGAAACTTCAGATAAAATTTTTTCTATACCTGGGTGGTCTGAAATGAATGTTACACATTGGATGCCATTACCTGAACCACCTAAATAACCTAACCGCCCTGACCACAAATCAGGGCTTTTTTATAATTATTTTCACAAATTTGTATCAATTCGCAAATATTGATATAAATTTGCAACCATGAGTTTACTTTCAAACTGGTTTGGAAAGCAAAAAGGGATCGACTACTGGGAAGAGCCAGGGTATGAATCTAAATCTATCGGCAATATTGACCAGCCATTAAAACTTTCAGACCTAAACGCATTCTTTTTAGCCAATACGGTTACTGAAATATACAATCCTATCGACTTTTACGCAGACCGTGGCAGCAAATTACGCTACTTTATAGCCGATAAAGACGGCAACGAACTTGAAAATTCAGAGTATAAACGACTGATTACTGACATAAACCCGCTGTTTTCCTTCAATGATTTGATGTATCAATACATTTTTTCGTATATGTCGGACGGGAATGCAATAACTTTGGTTGAAGTTCCGAAAAACTACAAAGCTATTTCAGCGAATTCAATCACCCGTTTAGATGTTTTGCAGCCTGACTTGTTGGAACTTGACGAACACAGGAATATATCACCGCTTAATATCACCTCTTACAATGAACTAATTAAGTCAGCAAAGTACAACGAAATGACGCATCATTATGTTGTTTTGGAAATACCTAAGCTGAGATTCGATCATATCGACCAGACACGCCGCCAGGATTCATTAGTACTTTGCAAATCACCACTATTCAAAGCGGTAAGACCTGTTAACAATCTATTAGCTACATATTCAGCACGTTACAATGTATATGTGAATAACGGTGCAGCCGGTTACTTGGTAAAGAAGCAGGCAAGCCAAAACAGCATCAACGAAGCCGTTGACCCGACTACACGCCAAAAGATATTAGACGATATCAACGAGCGCAATGGGATAACAGGCCGCCGGAACTTTTGGGGCATATCGTCCGTTCCTTTGGAGTTCATCAACACGCTGGCACACATTAAAGACTTGATGCCGTTTGAAGAAACACTTAACGATTCTATTGCAATCAGTTCGGTTTATCAGTTGCCGCGTGAATTGGTGATGGGTGCTGAATCGACAACATTTAACAACAAATCAGAGGCAGAGCGTTCAGTATGGGAAAATGGTTTAATGTCGATGGTTGAAACTGCACGTTACAACCTTACACGGGCGTTATACTTGGATAAGGTAGGATTGCAGATTGGTGTTGACTATTCGAGTGTATCGGCGTTGAGTGAGAATGAAACTGAGAATCAGACATTGATAGCACAGAAGTTGACTAACCTTAAAGCATTGAAGGATTTACAACCTGATAATAAAGATATTGATAAACAAATTGAACAAATAATACAAGGCTATGGAAAAAACTAAGCCAGACGATAAACAGATTTGCCGCGCACTGATTCAGGCATCGAAGGATGAAAGCTACGATTTTGAATGCGTGGCTGTTCCTGCTGAGAACGGGCAAATGAGATATTCTTATGAAGAAGGCGAATACTTTTTACAGGTGCTAAGAACCGGAAAGGAAAATATTGATACATCCCGTTTGGATTCAGGTATTCCGTTATTCGATAACCACCCATACGAAAATTCAGCAGAGAACACATTAGGGATAACAACAGCCTATGAATTTACCGATAAGGGATTAGTAGTACGTTGTAAGTTCGGAGCCAGAGCAGAGGAAGAATTGAGATTGGATGTTGCTAATGGTATCATAAAGACCGTTTCGATTGAAGGAACAATCCAGAATTACTCAGTTACACGTGAAGCCGGTAAAGTTCCTGTTTACTTAGCTGACTTATGGCAGCCTGAATCACTATCATTCGCACCAGTCCCACAAGACATAGCCGCCCAAATCGAAGTAAACCGTGCTATTCAAAAACAGATTGAACCGCCCAAGCCGGGCAAATCAATAATAGAATCACTAAAAACTAAATTCTAAACAAATGAAAAAAGAAGACGTAATGGAAATGTTCCGGTCGAAGGTGA